ATGTCTGTTTCAGTAGACCAGGTTTTTATAAAACAATTCGAAGCCGACGTACATCTTGCATACCAGCAAATGGGAACCAAACTGCGTGCAACCGTTCGCAGTAAATCTGGTGTTGTTGGGGCGTCTACAACGTTTCAAAAGGTTGGACGTGGCACCGCCAGCACAAAGTCGCGCCATGGCATTGTGCCAGTAATGAATCTGAACCATGAACCTGTTGAATGTTTGTTACAGGATTACTATGCGGGCGATTGGGTTGATGCATTGGATGAATTAAAAACGAATGTTGATGAACGTCGTGTTGTTGCGTCGGCGGGCGCATATGCGTTGGGCCGCAAAAGCGACGAATTAATTATTAATGCAATGGACGGTGCAACCACCGCAGTGGGCGATTATTCAACCGGCCTGACCAAAGATTTGATATTATCTGCACTGGAAGTATTGAATGAAAACGATGTCCCAGATGATGGGCGCAGATTCGCAGTTGTTGGTGTGCATCAATGGAATGAATTGTTGTCCATGGATGAATTTGTATCTGCCGACTATGTTGGCAATGATTTGCCATTGGTATCGGGTGGCGCATCTAAAAAGTGGCTGGGGATTACATGGGTTATGCATAACGGATTGCCGCTAGATAACACCGATGAACGTGATTGCTTTATCTATCACGCGACCAGCATCGGTCATGCATGTGGCCAAGAAGTCAAAACAGATATTTCATGGCATGGCGAACGCGCCGCGCACTTTATCAGCAACAGCATGTCCCAGGGTGCTGTACTGATTGATAACGCCGGCATTGTTCGTTTGAAATGTAAAGACACAGATACAACCGGTGAGTAATTTAACCTGTAAACAAAACAAAGGAATGACATATGGCGTTTCAAAATAAAAATTTATCTGTTATTGCATACGCAAATGGGTTTACGTTGTGGCATTATGCGGCGAACGAAACCATGTCTGCAATTAGTACGGCTGGGTATTTTGATGATGTGAAAACACTGATGAATACTGGCGATATTGTCATTATTAATGCGTCGGACAGTACATCTATGAAAAAGGTGTCTGTTTCAACAAATGTCAGCCTGGCGGCATTGGCATAATTTAATAATTGGGCCAGACGAATTTGTCTGGCCCAATTTTTATGAAAAAAATCGGATAAGAAATGAATACAAAAATAGATTTATGTTCAATGGCATTGCTAAAACTGGGGGAACCGCCGATACAATCTTTGCTGGATGATACACCCGCGGCCCAGTTATGCCGGACATTATTTGAACCTGTGACAGATACATTACTGGCATTACATCCATGGCATTTTGCGTCTAAAAATTTTGAATTGACCAAAAACGATGATGATAATTTTTTATTACCATCTGAAATATTGCGCGTTTTAAAATGCAGTGGCGAAATAATCGGCCAAAATATTATATCACCAGGCAAAAAGATAAATATAACAGCCATTGTGCGCGTCCAACCAGAATTATTCCCCAGTTATTTTGTATCACTGGCGGCGACCAAGTTAGCGATGGAATTTTGCATTCCGTTAATTGGTGAACAAAATGTATTTCGTATGTTGGCGGCGTTATATGAAACAGAATTACAATCTGCAAAATTTCTGGACAGCGCGTCTGCGCCATCATCATCTGTAAAAGATTTTTCTTTGATTAACGCGCGTTTCTAACCCGCAAGAATAAAACACAATAAGGGGGCAATATGGCAGACTTTATAAAAACACAAAATTCATTTGCAGACGGCGAAGTTGCACCAGAATTTTACGCACATGATAATCTGAATGGTCTGTCGCGACTGGAAAATATGGACGTGCTGGCTGGGGGCGGGTTGCGTCGTCGCCGTGGTTTGGTATCGGTCGCATCGCTGTCATCAAATGCACGGTTAATACCATTTTCGGTGGCTGAATCAGAAAATTATTTACTGGTTTTGACAGATGGGCACATATTAATTTATGATGACGGCACGCTGATAAAAGATTTAACCGCGCCATGGGATTTTTATGCACTGGACAAATTGCAATATGCCCAGCGTTTCGGGACAATTATTTTTGTTCACCCAGATTATCGCCCAGAAATCTTAAAGAAGACCGGTGATGATTTTGAAATAACACAGTTTGATTTTGAACGCAATGATGCGGATATGACAGAAAACATTCCGTTCATGAAATTCGATGACGCAACCGGGGTGAACATTACAATTTCGTCTAATTCATCAGGCAACAACTACGCAACATTCACAACAAACAAAGATTTTTGGACGCAAAACAATGTGGGCAGCATAATTTTATTAATGGACAGACAATGGATTATAACAGAATATGTCAGTCCAACGGTTGTCTATGCGTACACGAACGGCCCATATTCAATACCATCGGCCGCCGTATCTGATTGGTTTGAATCCGCATTCAGCGCGCGTCGTGGTTGGCCATGCAGTATCACTTTTCATCAAGACAGATTAATATTCGCTGGTTCTCCATCGTGGCCCAGTGGCGTTTGGATGTCGTGCGTTGGTCGACATAATAATTTTAGTGTTGGTACTGGTTTGGATGACGAATCCATATTTATAACATTGTTATCGCAACAGCGCCAACAAATATGCACTGTGGTCAGCAGCGATAATCTGCAAATTTTAACAAATGTGGGCGAATGGGCAATTTCCAGCAAGCCATTAACCCCATCAACTGTTGATATAAAACAGCATACATCTGTCGGCAGTGTCGCATCCCGATACTTGCCACCACAAAAAATCGAAGGCGCGACAGTATTTATATCTGCTGGTGAAACAGACATCCGGGAACTTAGTCTGGATCAATTGGGTGAAAATTATAACGCAAATGATTTATGCACGGCCGCGAAACATTTAATGCGTGGCCCCATCGATTTATCGTATAACAGCACCACGCACCAGTTGTTTGTTGTTATGTCTGGTGGCGAAATGGCGATTTTGAACCAAAATTCAGCCCTGGGGATTTCTGCGTGGTCACAATATAAAACAAACGGTCAATTTAAATCAGTTGCCACCATAGATGGCGAAACATACGTCGTTGTTGCGCGCCAGAATAATTTTTATCTGGAAAAATTTTCAGACACTGCATTAAACGACGCCGGAACATACGGATTTTCGTTTACAGCGGCGGCGTTGCCATTACGTGCATCGGGCCACAATGCAAAAATGCTAAAAATCAAAAAAATTTCTGCGCGCGTATTAAATACAAAAACATTATTTATAAATGATTCACGCGCAAAATTGCCGAATTCAATATATGACGACGCGTCCCCTGGGTTCAGTGGCGATGTGTCTGTAAATCTGTTGGGAACCCAGCGTAATTGTATAAATGCGCCGTGGAAAATTTCCAGCAGCGAACAATTACCATCAACCATATTGTCAATTACAACATATGGTTATTACACGGTCTAGATAAAACAAAATGGGGGTGAAAATATGGGACAATTAGTATCAGATGTAAAAACAATCTTGGATTACCGCGATTCAAAACAGGCGGCAGAAAATGAACGCCAAAAAATTTTATCAGAAATGGCAGATGATGAACGTGAAAAAACAAACCTGGTGAAAAAGGCTTTGGCCACCCAGCGTGCAAAATATGGCGCATCGGGCGCGTCGCCCAGTATGTCAACTGGCGCGGTATTGCAACGCTTAAAATCCGAAACCGCGGCCCCATATGAAGAACGGCGCCGCACAAACAGCCAAAAATTAAAACAAACCCAGGCAAAGCGCCCAAATTTATTGCAAACATTACTAGATAAATTTGACGATTTGGTCGGTTAAAAGCATACGGGGGGATAAAATGTATAAAATAACTTATACCGGCGACGGCATAACCACCCAGTACGTTTTTGCGTTTCCTTTTTTCCAAGATGCTGATATTCGTGTCGCATTTGACGATACTATAATTGACGCATCACAATATTCTGTGGTTGCCAACGATGATTTTGATGGCGGTACTGTTGTGTTTGTATCGCCACCTGTGACCGGAACCCAGATTGATATATTCCGACAAGTGTCTTTGTCGCGCGTAATTGATTACCAGCCAACTGCAAAAATAGATCCAGAAATTTTAAATTCTGATTTTAATTTTTTGGTCGAAGCGTTCAAAGATTTGCGCGAAATAGATATTGATTTAACAGAATGGAAAAACACGCATAATAATGTAATGTCGTTTTTGGAATATAATCTGTCTGTTATCCAGGATAAACTGGGCGGGGGCGCGGTTATGGGGTTGTATGGGAATTTGGTGTCTGTTCTAGAAAATGCATTGCCAAAATTGATAAATGATTACGGCAGTATTACAGATGTGGCGCCAAATGAAACACGCGATGATTACGGAATTTTATAATTTTTTGGACGAATGGAATGCAATATTAAATTTGACAACACCGGCCCATCACCGGCAGATTATGGAATTTTTAGTATCTGTTTTGGAATCATCGCCACATCGTGGCTTGTTGATGGCGTTTCGGCATTCTGGGAAATCGACTGTTGTCGGGATATTTGCAGCGTGTGTTTTGTTAACACGGCCAGAAACCAGAATATTGATTTTATCTGCTGAAAACAGTCTGGCGTCGCGCATGGTATCACACATTCGGCATATTTTGGAAAATCATCCGCGCTGTTCAGACTTAATTCCGCAAACTAAAAAAGAATGGGCCAGTGGTCGCATAACTGTAAATCGGCCAATTGGTATTCGCGAACCGTCTGTCATATGCCAGGGCATTCATGGAAATATCACAGGTATGCGTGCAGATTTAATAATCTGTGATGATATAGAGGTTCCAAATACATCCAACACCGCGCAAAAGCGTGCCACATTACGGGAACGTTTGCGTGAATTGGATTTTATTTTATCACCAACTGGGACAATGATTTATATTGGAACCCCGCACACAATGGACACAATCTATCGCACGTGCGATCCAGACTAGGCCTTGGTTTGTGCATCTGGTGCGGCGTCTGTATCAACCGGTTTCATTGTGGTTATGAACGAACGCAGTTTTTCTAATAATTCTGTGCCGGTATCGCCAAACATCGGCAGATATGTTTCATATTCTGGCATGTCCGCCTGTAATTGCGCACGTGCCCGTTCAGACAGTGGTTGTTCCAGTATATCGTTGGCCACTTTCCACAGATAATATGCACGATACGTTTTCATAACGATGGTCCACGTGTCCATTAAATCGGGACGCGCCCCCAGTGCCGCGCGAATTGCCACCAGCCATTGGTCGCCAAATTTTTTGATCACATTTAATTGTTGTATACGATTTAATCCTTCTTGGTCTGTGGTGAATTCATTCAGTCCTGATTCTAATTCACGCCATTCATCGGGGGTCAATGGCACCGTTGCAACCGTTTCGGTCATCATGCCACCATATGGCAATAATTCGCGATCAATTGAATCCATTGGGGTTTTGCCACTGCGCAGATTTTCAATATGTTTCGCCAGATTTTTACCCGTTGGTAACTCGCGTAATTCGCGCAGTATTTCTGGTGTAGATTCATTTACAAAAACCTGGTTCACGGCGGCCCACCCGCCGAAAATAACGTGTTCTTGGCGATACAGGTTTAATAATTTCTGTGCGGTTGTGCTGGCCTTGGCATTCATTTGTCATCCCTCCTGTATATGAATTATTATTCCATTACAATCATGACAACCTTGTGCATAGTTTTGCCGATAATTTTTTCTTCGGGTGATGAGATTTGACCATATATCTTACCCTTGGAATCTTGGCGAACGCTGACGATTTGTGCGTTTGCGGTATCGGCCGACCCCAGTGTTTCAAAATCTGTATCAATGCATACGGCCATATCACCAACCACTGCGGGCGTTTCCGCATCGGCAAACACGTACGATTTTTCTGGGATAAATCCACCCAAACGTTTGGAATTTGGTATAATGGCATAGATACCCTTGCGACCTTCCAGTGGCATGGGCGCAACAATCATCGTTTTATCAGACTTTTTAAAAGCAATAGATTTGCCCGCCGGCACGCCGAACACTGGAACCAATTTTTTACGTGCGCTGTCATACAGTTTTGCGCCATACAGACTGCTGTGCATATCTAATCCCGACAGTGGGTTGCCCGGAATCAGTACAGATTTTACACGTTCTTTGACCTTGTTAATTTGTTTGTTTAATTCGCCAGATTTATACATATCTGCGATTTTATCAAACATTTTTTCAACGCTGTACGCAAAAGATTTTGCCAATGGTTCAATTTCATTTTGATATATTTCGCGTTGTCCAACTTCGATTTTATGGTACACCGACAGTGTCATCCCTGCGTCTTTTGCGGCCTGGGCGATGGTTTTCCCAGATTGTTGGCGTATTTTACGCAGTCCACTGCCGAATATTTTCAATCCGCTGTCTTCGTTATCATTCAGACGGCGTTTGATTTCATTTTGCCATTGTCCGGCAACGTCATCAGATTCTTTGATGAATATATCGGACAGTTTGCACCCCAGAATATTGCAAATATTCAGCAATTGTTTTTGATTTAAACGGCGTACACCCTTTTCAATTTTGGACACCGCAGACAATGATAAATTAGCCTGGCGTGCTAATTCGGTCATTTTCATTCCGTTTGCCAAACGAATATTTCGAATATTATTTGGGAAAATTATTTCTTCTTGGGCCATTGCAAACCTCCTTGGGAATTCTTGACAAAATATTAGTCAATTTCCAAGAATATGGCAAGCAGAAAATACATCACAATGGCATATCGTCTGGAATAGCATCAACATCAACCGGTCCCGGTTCAAAATCTTCATCGCCGATTTGCGGTGTTCCCGCGGGTGCAGTTGAATTAAATTCGTTCATTTCGCGGGCGTCCATTTCGTCCAGATTATCAAACAGGCTGTAATCGCCAAAGAACGCCAGGTGCACTGTTTCTGGGCGACCATGACGGTTTTTGCCGATAATAACATCGGCCTTGCCCCGGGCGCGTTCCAGACGCTTTTGATAGCTTTCGATAATTTTATCGTTTGTATTTCCCGATATGCGTTGGGATGGATCGCGATTTTCCAGATAGTATTCTTCGCGGTACGTAAACATAACAATATCGGCGTCCTGTTCAATTGATCCAGATTCACGCAGGTCGGCCAATTGCGGACGTTTATCATCGCGTGATTCCACACTGCGCGATAACTGGGACAGGGCAATGACCGGCACATCCAATTCCTTGGCCAGCATTTTTAAGCCACGTGTAATTTCAGATATTTCTTGGACGCGGTTATCGTTTCGCCGCCCACCTGGCGATGTCATTAATTGCAGATAGTCGATAACAATCAGTGCAATCCCACCACACTTGCGTGCCAAACGACGTGCCCGGGTGCGAATCATTGGCACCGACATTCCCGGCGTATCGTCGATATACAATGGCACTTTGCCAATGGCAGCCGAATATTGGGACATTTTTAAAAAGTCTTCATCTGTCAACGAACCTTCGCGCATGGCAGACGCCGGTATTTTTGATTGCGACGACAGTACGCGCGCCGCCAACTGGGATGACGACATTTCCAGACTGAAAAATGCGACCGCGCCTTGGTACTTTTCATTGGCGCGACCGTACAAAATTGCGTTCGCGGCATTAAATGCGATATTCATGGCCAGCGTGGTTTTACCCATCGCCGGACGCCCCGCGATAATAATTAAATCAGAATGGTGCAGCCCACTGATTGATTTATCCAACGCGGTCAGTCCAGTGGTCAGCCCGGATAATTTCCCATCGGCCTTGTATGCGATTTCCGCTTCTTTCAATGCGCTTTGCAGTGCGGTTGCGATTGATGATACCTCGCGTTCAGAAACGCCACTGGATGCCATTTCGAACAGTTTTTGTTCGGCTGTTTCAATTTGTGCAGAAACCGGGTTATCCAAATCTTCGACAAATGCGGCATCAGTAATTGATTGCCCCAGGTTAATTAATTCGCGCCGCATTGCATTTTCATATACAATTCGGCCATATTGTTCAACATTTACAACCGTGGCACCGGCGCCCGCCAATTGGGTTAAATATTCGACACCACCCACCGATTCCAACGTTCCCTGTTGGTCCAGATAATTTTTTGCCGTGATGATATCAAACGGGATTCCAGCGGCAAATTGACGTTCGGCCAGTTTATAGATTTCTTGGTGTGCTGGGTGCGAAAAATGTTCTGGTTTTAAAAATTCAGACACGCGTTCCAGTGCACGATTATTCATCAACACCGCAGCCAAGACGGCTTGTTCCGCTTCCAGGTTTGTTGGCAATGTTTTCGGGGTAAAATCCATGTCAGATATGGTATATAAAAATTTTAGTTTTTCAACGCCTTTTTTGCGCGGATATCGCGAATTAAAGATACCCGTGATTTCTGGGGATGGCACACCAGCCTGGCCCGCCGTTTTCCCGATTTCGCGTATCGAAGAAATGCGTCGCATGGTTGGCGATCGATATTTTTCTGCACAAATGATGCTGGAATTCATCGCGCCCGAACGTGCACGTCTGGACCCAGACGCGTTGCATTTATATGATGACGAATTTGATTTGCGCGTGGCGCGAATTGGTACGCATGTGATAACAGGCGTTGTGGCATATTGGGATCCGTCATCTGGGCGAAAAAAATCAGACGGCAGTGTGTGCGTCTTGCTGTATCGTGATGATAAAAATCGCCAGATATTTGTTCATGACGCGGTATATCTGACCGTCCCAGATGATGAACTGCACCCCCTGGCGCGCCAGTGCGAAATGGTACTGGATTTTTTATTGCGCCATGGATTGCATCGGATATGTATTGAAACGAACGGCCTGGGAAACGCGTTGCCCGAAATCATGCGTGATGTAGCGGGGCGACGCAGTGTATCGATGGGCATTGTCCGCATAACCAATCACGAAAAGAAAGAAACCAGAATTTTGGACGCAATTGAACCAGTTCTGACCACTGGGCGATTGCATGTGCATCGTCGTATCCAGGCAACCCCACTGATTGCCGAGATGCTGGGCTGGTCGCCATTGGGTGGGCTGGGGCACGATGATGGTCTGGATGCGGTTGCCGGCGCAATATGTGCCACGCCCGTGCCAGTACGTCCATTGGGCGGAATTATTCGTCCATTTACCGCAAACACAGAATTTAAAATCTAATACTAAGAGGTACACACATGAAACAAAATCTTGAACAAATGTATCGGCGTGCGCTGGATTTGCGCGCACCATGGATAACCAGATGGGACAGTGCGTTGCGCTATACCATGCCAAGGGCGGACGATGAAGCGGCAACATTGTTTGATGCAACTGCTGCGGATGCTGCAGATAACCTGGCGGCGTCTATTTATTCGCTGTTGACGCCCCCAGAATCATTGTGGTTATCGCTGGTTCCCGAAAGCGCCCAATCCCCCGACGCAGTTGCCGCGACAATGGCACTGCGGGCGAACCTGAATGATTCTAATTTTTACACAACGATTCACCAGTGTTATATGGATTTGATTGTACTGGGCACAGCATGCCTGTTTATGGCCGAAAATCCGATTGGATCGGCGTCTGCATTTTCGTTTACGGCGATACCTATGCGTGATATAGCGGTGTTAAATGGCGCAGTATTTCATATGGCGACAATGCCTGCGCGCGAAGTTATGGAACGCTATCCAACATGGACGCCACCGGCAAATCTGCGTGATACGATAAAGAACGATCCTGAAACACCATTGCGATTGGTGCAAAGCCTGGTCGGGACAGATTTTACCGCGTGGCTGGATGTTGGTGGTGATATAGAAAACAATATTGTATCGACCGGAAAATTTGAAACCAACCCATACATTATCTTTCGCTGGGCGGTGGCCAGTGGCGAACAGTACGGCCGCGGTCCCATCTTGCGTGCGTTGCCAGATATAAAAACCGCGAACAAGGTTGTTGAACTGGTGCTGAAAAACGCAACGATTGCGGTTTCTGGCATATGGCAGGCCGACGATGACGGCGTCATAAACCTGGCGAATATAAACCTGACCCCGGGCGCAATTATTCCAAAGGCGGTTGGTTCATCGGGCCTGACGCCATTGGCATCGGGGGCGAATTTTGATGTGTCCCAGATTGTACTGAAAGACCTGCGGGAACGGATACGGCATGCGCTGTTGGCGGACCGGCTGGGGCTGTTAAGTGAAAAAGAAATGACCGCGACAGAAATCATGGCGCGTAATGCAGATATGATGCGGATTCTGGGGGCGACATATGGACGCCTGTTGCATGAATTTATTCGCCCATTGGTAGAGCGCGGGTTGCAGATACTGTCGCGCCGTGGTGTGATTGATAAAATATCGCTGCACAGTGATGCAGAATTAAAATATATCGCGCCCATTGCCCAAATGGCAATCGAAGAAACTGTTTTATAACATGGGGGAAAATCTATGAAAGAATTGGAACAAAATTATGCACGTACATTTTCAACATCCGCTGGGACTATGGTATTGCGCCACCTGCGGAAAATAACGGTTGAACGTGTGCTGGGGCCGGACGCCAGTGATGCGCAGCTGCGCGGGCTAGAAGCGCAACGTGCCCTGGTTCACCAGATTGAAAATATGATAGAGCGGGGCAAATAAAATGATTACACAACCAGGCAGTGGTGCAATGGGGATACTGGATTTCTTGCGCAACAGTTGGTTTCTGATTGCATTCATTGCCGGCATGATATACTGGGTTGCACGCCAAGATTCATCACTGGCTGAATTGGACCGCGCGGATCATCGCCTGACCGCACTAGAAAACCGAACAACAATACTGGAAACGGGGATTGGGCAATTACAGATAAAAATCGACACAATTCGTGAAGACGTGGCCCTGATAAAAACCGCCGTGATACAATAA